TCCGCCGTCTCTTTGTGAAAGGATACCTGCTTTTTTATATTCTTGATATTCTTCACTTTCCCGAAAAGCTTTACCATCTCTTTTTTCTTCATACAAACCCTTTGGTAGTTGATTCCTATTTGCCCAAGCCCTAGCAGCTTCATTTTCAGCATTATCACCTGGGGTTCTACCTTCTGTTTGATCCCATTCGTATCTGCTATAACCACCTTTTTCCTCATACGCCGCTTTCTTTTTGGGATCTAGAAGCTCATAACTCGCTTTAAATTCATCTAAATTACTCCCTGGACTTTCAGCTACAATTTTTGGTATGTTGAATTGAGGGGCTTTTGTTAGGTTGGCACTTATCTTTACTTTATTCAGCACTACCCCTTTTGCGTCAAGATTCACTTGTCCGTCTTCTTTTATTTGTTCTTGCTCTATTTCTGGCAATGGACGAATCTCAAATGGTTCGCCTACTTCCTTATCTCTTTTTTCTTTACCTTTTTTAGCTGCTTTTAAAAATTCTTCTAAAACCCCTCCAATGGAAGCTATAGCGTTGCCTTCGAAACCTTGTTCTTTACCTGCTTCTGCAACAGATACATTGTCAACAAATTGCTTGGCCATTTGCCTAGCGTATAGTGGTGAATTACTCATATTATATGCTTTGTTATTTTATTAAGATTAACCTCCGAATGTTGTATAAGGTATTTTTCCGAAATCCCCTCCTGGTAGATTAAAGTTGGAATTGACCCCAGTCATTCCGTTTCCAATCATCCCGGAAAAATTTCCACCATTAAACCCACTTTGCACATTGCTTATAAGTCCTTTAGTCGGGTCACTTAGTTTTCCAAGCAAACCCTGTGCTTTACCACCAAGTAAACCTTTTGCTTTACCTAGTAATCCAGAACCACCCGCAAGCCCTCCAAGTCCAGAAGCTAGACTTGTCATAGAACCAGCAATTTGTGATTGGTTAGCGGATTTAGCTGCATTAGCTGCTTCCATTCTTGCGGCATTCATATTGAGTACTCCTTGATTTTGTTCTAATCTTGCTGTTTGCATATCTTCGTCACCTTGTGCTACCAATTTTTGGTTTGCTGCTGCCTGCTCGGCGCGCAACATCGAGTTAGATTGTTCTTGCTGTGCAAGTGATGATGATATACCCTGTTGAGACATCAATGCCGCATTAGCAATTGCTTGTGCACTTGAAGCTCCTCCACCAGTCTCTCTCATTGTTTCTAATGATGCAGCTAGTGCTTGGTCAGCATTCATTGCTTGAAATTCTGCTGCCTGTGTATTAACAGTTAAATCTTCCGCGGTATTTTCAAGTTGTTCCCAAGGGTTTGTAAATGTAAAGTTTTCGTATCTATTTCTAGAGTTTTGAAACTTTGCTTTAGATGTTTCCAGCTCTCGATTAACCGCTCCTTTGTTTTTTAAGGCACCTGCTAATTCAAAACCACTTTTTGCAATTCCAGCTGCCGCCATTATTGTTCCCATACTAATATTGTATTATTAATTCGAAACTTGGTGTTTTATCCACCACGTATCCTGTTTGTTTATATTTTTCTAATAATATGCCTGGTTTTGCCCAAGCAAATGAAAACTTATACCCCATATCTTTTGCAAAATTTGTCGTAAAGTCCACCAATAACTGTAATGCATCACTTCTATCATTATCTTTGTAATATCTATCCGATATAACAATAGCTGGAATTGCAGTTTTTGAATTTGTTGTGTAAAGAAACATAGCCGCTATTGGGTCTAGTTCCTTACACACCATAAAGCCCCCTAAACCATTATCTGGTAAAAAGTCTCTTTGTGGTATAACTTGATCATAAGCTTCCCACCAAGAAGGTAGAAAGCTCCAATCAGATTCTATTAATTTTCTTACTTGTAATTGCATTTAATTTAATTTAATTTTTATTATCTATCACTAACATAATACTCCGCACTGACAGCAAACAGCTCTTCCCTAGTTGTATTATCATTCTTCATTTTAACCTTGTTAAAGAAGCCCTTAACACCTGCTACGGGTCTTGTAACGCCAGAATCTTGAGTAGGATATTCTCCTTCTGAATTAGGAACACCTGCAAACACTAAAGTATATACATTTTCCTCTCCTGTTATAGGAGCAAAGTATTTACCTTCTTTAACAAACCACTTATTGTCTAATATTTTAGCATTTAGTGTTATATTATTTTCCTGATCCGCTTTAACATGCACTACTTCCCAACCTTCAGTTCCTTCATAATTCAATGCAGTCCATTCATTACTCAGTGTTGGATTGTCATTAAATATAAACTCAACTTGTGAATTGTACTGAATATCATAAAAATTATTATGAGATGCCGCAGAAGCATGATGCCTCCATATTTTACCGTCTTTAAAAGTATAATACTTACCATCAACACTCACACCGCTATCCGGTATAAAAGAATACCTACTAGTCCAACCTTGTGTTTGACCATTAGCATAGTAGCCTAGGGTCATATTTGCTGAAGGTTGATCTAGTTCTGTATCTATAGTGTTAATTACATCTATATCCCCTAAAGTAGCATTATAGCCTTTAATTGTTAGTATGTACTTGTTAGAATGTATATCAAACGATCCTAAAATATTTGTAGCGGATGGTAGCCTATCTCTAAAGAAATCACGCATACCAGATTTACTTATTTCAATAATTTGCCCATTAGCAGGAGTTAGCTTTAAAACCGCACCACGTATCCTGTCTGAAAAGAATTGATCATTACCATAGGCTGCAAAAGATTCTGGATTTTTAGCAATACCATATAATCCTTTATAAGCAACCACTTGTCCTAAAACATTTGATGTGGCTATTAAGTTTGCGCTTTCGTCGGCATTATATAGTGCGTCTTTATTTGCTAATACTTTAACAATTCTATCTTCACAAAAAACTGTTAAATTATCAGATGAATATATTTTTTGTATAGATCCATATTTTGGATTTATATCCTTAGTAATACCATCGGCTTCAATAAATTGATTTAATTTATTTAAAGAAGTACCAGGATTCATTATACCAGAAAATATAAGATTTGACTGATATCTTGCAACCCCCTCATTTTCTGTAGGAGTTGTAACTCGAACCCCTTTTCCAACAGGTATACTATTAAACCTATCATAACTCATTTCAATATCTAAAATAGGCCTACTCGTTCCGTTACGCGCAAATGAAATACAATTGCTCCAATCTATAACATTTAATTGTCCAAAATCTAAAGCGTCTGTTGCAGAAACTGCAAAAGCGTTTGAAGCTTCCCAGAATAAATCTAAGTTAGAATCAGCATTTGCTTCTACTGTAAACAAATCCATTGATGTTCCCGCATTTGTAAATGCTGTGTCGTCTATTAAATGAGGAAAAGATACAGCTGTATTTGGGTCGGTTGTAATTATACTTCCAGAGCCCGCAACAAATCCAATGTTATATCTAGTGGTTTTTATAAAAAACTTACCATCTAAAACTCTTAATTGTTCATTACTTAATTCTCCTGAATATATTTTTATAACTGAAGTAGAGTTTATACCACTAACTGCATCTGCGCTTAGTTTATTTGCTAATTGTATTAACGAACCGCTAGTTGCAACCCCCCCAATATCTACTGCTGATACAGATGTGATTCTAGTCTTATGAGAGGTATTAGTACCTAAGCTTATATATACAATTTTACTATTTTCTAATTCTTCTGTTATAGCAGTTGCTACTTCAACATCCTCAATAGCTATGTAGTCATCACTTATAGTAGGTGTATGGCCTGTAACATAATTGCCGTTAGTAATATCTAGTGACCAAAAAGTATGAGTAGTCCAAGTTTGTTTTATTGCTAATCTGTTTCTATTTACCAATCCATATTTAACTGAATCAGGCGCTTCGGCTTTTATTTCAATAACTTTGCGCTTGTTGTAAGGCTGTATTGCTCCTAGTCCAGCTGTTGGTGCTGTATTTCCGTAACTAGCATTTGCTTGTCCTGGAAGACCTACAAAAGAGTCTGTTCTATGTTGAGCTTTATGATATATAAAATCGCCTTCTTGTACTTTATTTACATCTTCGGATTGTACTGCTATCCACACTTCTGAGGATGTTGTACCACCAACTTCTTCATCAAAAGCCGCGTATGACTTTATATTATGTCTTTGGCCTGTAGTATCTTTTATATAGTATCTATAGTTAGTAGCCCATGAGGGCACAGTTCCAGAAAGCTGACATGTTAGACTTAAAGGACCCGTAGGTGAGAATGGTGTTTCTACACCGCCTAAGTCTATTAAATCACCTAGTCTTCCTGCTTGGTCTGAAAAAGCAACTCCAACTGTATATTTTGAATTTGAACGAACGCCCATTTTAGACGCAACAGTAGCTCCACTTACATAAGATACACTACCATCAACCGTTGTATTGTCATAGTTTTCTAAGTAATTGCCGTAAATTACTCTATTACCAGTTAAATCTTGAGCTTTAGCTTTTCTAGGGACTTTGTCAAATATACGTGTTAATTGACTTCCTGATACAGCTTTGAAAAAGTTTCTTGTGTTAACTGTAAAACTAACAGTACCCGCTGTAATGTCACTCGCTAATAACTTTTTAGTCTCGGCAATATATACTGTTGAAGATATTGATTCTGTGTATAGCAAATCAATCTCAATAACATCTTTCTGAGTTGTGGGTACAGTTATTGTAACTGAATCTACAACGTTTTGAACAGCTGCAATTTCACCCGTCTCAAAAACTTCTTTTAAATCTAAAGCTTTTCCTTGATATATAGCCTCTGTAAAAGGGGCAAAAGGAGAATACTCATTATCATTGTATTTCCATCTATAAGAAAACCTTGGAAATACGTTTTTAAAAACAGAGTCTTCAAGGTCTGTAGAAGCTATTGCAAAAGTTGCTGCTGTAGACGGATGCTTTTTAATTAAAGATATATCTAAAGTTTCAAAATTTCTACCGTATATTTGTGTGGTGCCGGAAGTGTGGACACCCTCGTCTCTAAACCTAGCAATATTTATTTTCCTAGGTTCATTACGGTTATCTGTAAACAGAAGCATCCCATCAATGATGTTAACTCCTGTTATAAGATTGGAAACGTTTAAATTTAGTGTTTCGCTTGCCATATTTATTTATTTATTTCTTAGAATGTTTGTCCGAGTGAAAACGTCTTAGAGGAAGTTGTTCCTCCGTCTGTGGTAGCAATAACAGTTATAGATCTTATAATCTGTGCATAACTTCCATTTGTAAACGGACTAGCACCTCTAGATGTTATAGCTAAATTATACACGCCCCCAGTAGTACCTAATGTTATAGCGTTGGCAGAACCAACTCCACTAACCATAGAACCGTTTACATTAAACCAAGGATCCCAAGCGTTAGGAAATGCAGAAGTGTTGTAACCTCCTGTTGATTGAGTAATGTAATACTTAACAGTAGCTATTTCTGCTTGATTAGGGGCTAACGGTGTAACTGTTATTCTAAGAACATTATCGTTTGTATTACCTCCTTGTCCACCAGAAAAAGAAGCTGTATGGAAGCTACCATTACTTTTAACAGTGGTAATGCCAGTTTTTGTATTAGCCACACCATTATATTCATACATGGTAGTTGGCACGCTCAAATCTTGGCTTATAGTTATAGTATCTCTAACCGCAACTCCAGGAGCAGTTAAATCATCTTCATATTCATCCATTATTCTTACATCAAATGTATGGTTTCTAGCTCCACCTGAATTGTTATAATCAAAAAAGAATGATTGTGCGTTAAAATCTCCTAAATAAGATGCATTGTGTGTGTGAACACCAGTAGCAGAAGATCCAAGGTGTATCCAATTAGGTAGTGAATCTTTGAATCTCCACTGGCCTTGAACTGTACCAGCAGGATCAAACGCAACTGTTACCGGAAACCCGTTAAAGCCACCTAATTTATTAAAGCTAGTTAGGCCATTAGTAGCGGTTATAGATATAGCTGCTCCTAAGGTTTGTGAACATGCTACATCCGTGTTTATACCCGTTGTTGGGTTAGTGAACCTAACTTGTGCAATCCTAAACGTAGGAGATGTTGCGGTTGGAGCAGTCATAGTACCAAATGTAATGTCATATGTATCAGTTCCTGACCTTCTTGTTACACTTGCAATCCATCCACTACCCCCTGTTACATAAGTTATAGTTGGAGTAATAAGTGAATTAGGTAGATTTGTTAATGTTAAATCAACTTGATAACTTGCGCTTGCAGCAGGTTTATCACCTAAAGATGTTGGGTTTGCAACAATAGTTTGAGTACCTGCGGATTGTGTAGTATTCGATTTAACCACATCTTGGTCCTCTAAAGAGCCATTACTAGCCCAAGCAACACAATCATATGTAGAGCCTGCATCTAAGCCTGACTGTAATATAGAATATGCCCCGTTTCCGGTACCGCTTGGTTGTGTATTCTTAGTTCCATTTGCAATAACTGTTGATGCAGCGTAAGCTGTACCTGTTATATTTTTTAAATAATAGAATCCTCTGGCTGTAACAACTCCACCGTTAGCGCCTCCGTTATTTACGAAACCGTTCATTGTTAATTCTCCTTGGTTACCAGATTGACTAACAATTACTGTTGTAACTGAAGGGTAACCAAAAGATGTCATTGAGTTAGTTCTGGATTGGGATGTACTATTTGAGTTTGAATCAGTTACTGATATTGTATATGTTCCTGCGTTAGCAGAACCTGCATTTGATACCGAAGTGTTCTGAGAGGTTGATGAAAACCCATTAGGTCCACTCCAAGCATAAGTATAGCCTGGAACTCCTCCAATTGGTGTTGAGTTTAATGTTATAGTGTCTCCACTAGTGAAGCTTGATGGTAATGAAAATGACACGTCAAGAGCAACTGTTTGTGCAGAAATTGCAACGGTAACATATAAAATTGCTGTAGATGCAGGTATTCCACTATCTGTCAATGTTACTCTGAAATATCTATTAGCTGCACTAGCTGGTCTGTTAGAGTTAGGAGTAGAGATAACTGAAGAACTAGATGATGACCCAAAACCTGTTGGCTGAGAGGCTAATGCAGCACCACCAGCACCAGCACTATCTATTTCTTCGTATAAAAAAGTATTAACACTTCTTATACTTCCTGTACTGCTTGTAGATGTTGCAACAGTGCTTATATCAATTGAGTATTGTTCGTATCCGCCTACAGTAGGTTGTGCTACTTCTGTACCATTTATTGTTCCAGTTACAGTCCATGTTTCAACACCACCGCCACCGCCACCATCGCCTCCGTCGTCGCCATCCCCCGTGAAGGCTCTGCTATCTATCAATACAGTAGAGACTGCATTTGTGGTAGCATTATATTCGTATATTGCATCTTGATTTGCAGAAACAACAAACCAGTATATATTACCTGTTTCGTCATCAACTGTAGATCCTATTACTGTACCTGTTATACTAGTTTGAGCAATTGGAACCGCATTACCTCTCACATTTTCAATAGCCCCTACGTCAGAGCCCTCCGAGTGTCCAACACTTACATTTAAAGCGTCTCTAAAAAACCCTTCGGGTACTAGTCTATCGTCAAGATCTTTATTCATAGATCCCTTGATCCCTGTTCTTTTACTTTCTGCCATTTGAGTTATTTGTGATTAAAATGAGATATTGCTGAATATATGTTATTTTTATATAATATATATTGCATAAAACTCATAAAAAGTATATTTTTTTAGTGCTTAATCCATTTAGATTTTCCTCTTAGCACTTGAGCCATTTCTTCTGACTTGTAATTACTAAGTCTAATCTTAGTATTTCTTAGCTTAGCACTTGCTTCTTTTTTGTATAAAGAAATCATTTGCCCCACTGAAGGTCTTACTTTTGCTAAATTATAAAGTATATATGCGTACATAGCATCCTCGGCTAGTTTAGGCACGTATATGAGGTTTAAGTCGTCACTAGCTGCTAAACCATCAGATATATAGTGAAGTGTAACCACACTGTCTGTAACGCCTTTAACAGAGCTATCAAAGAAAATAACCCCACTAACTGTATCTATAAAATATGTTCCTACAGTACTGCTATCAGCTGGATTAAGTCCAAATCTATTATTATAGTAAGTAAAATTTTCTTCGTTGTAATTACTATTGTAATAATCTGATGCGTTTATGCTGTCAGCTCTAGCCGCTTGATACCTAGCTATAGTTACAGAACTATCTGCTAAATTAGCTTTACCAGCACTATCATAAATAAAATCTCCAGCTGAGTCTTGTGAAGGTGCTGTTGGGTTACCTGTTTTAGTATATGGAAGTAAAAGCTTTTGTACCCCATCTGCAGTTGTCACGGTTATCTTAGAACAATTTACATAGTCCTGAGGTAACGCAACTTGACCCGCATCACCTAATTCAATTTCAATAGCTTTTTCTGAATGTAGTGTATCATAACTAAACTCTTGTAACCCCCTTTGTGCCCAAAATTCAATTTCAAATTTAGGAACTTTGGTTAACGCTTTATCTTCACCTATATAAGCGATAATAAAAGAGTTTACTATGTCAGCTACACTTGTACGGCTGTAATACCCCAAACCTTTAAAATCTGTGGGTATATTAGCTGCGTCGTTTTCAAACTTCGCGTAATAGTTTTGTTCGCTATATTTTGTTTTTAATTCTGCCATTATTGTTCAGATTGTATTATTTGTGATTCTTTCTGTGCCGTAGCTTGTACTAAGTCAGGCGCTCTTAATGTAACTCCAGCAAAAGTAAGTATTTTAGCTACTAATTCAGTTTCTTCTGAAGGATGTAACTCAAAGTTTTTAAATCCAACACCAGAAGTATTTACTATAATCTGTCCATTAGCAGTACCACCTACCCATTGAGGCTCAGATGGTTTTCTAACGTAACTAACACTTACATTAGGTATACCTGTTGGTTTGATTACTAATCCATTTTCATGCGTTAGGTATACCGGGCTTGTTATCGAAGGTTTTGTAAAAGGAGATTTATTTACAAATAAGAATTTTTTATTTGATATTTCTTCAATAAATTGGTGCCCACTAGTTGTAGCCGGTATAGCCGGTATAGAGTCTACAATTATTAAGTTATCTCCAGCTGTTATTGTTCCTGAGCCAGAAACGTACTGCAGTTCAGTTCCAAAATAAGTTCCACCACCAACACTCGGAGCAGTAGTTTTCCCAAGATAAAGCCTAAAACTATCAATTCCAACACTTTGGTTAATATTTATTACACCTGTTTGTGTAAAAGTTATAGTAGCCCCGTTGCTCCATTTAAAAACAAAAGTTTGAACATTTGATCCAAAAGTTGTTACATCATTACCGGTGGCTTGCGTGGGGAGTAATGGATATTTAGTTCTAAAAGCTGTGCTACCAACTGAACCTACCGAAAAACCTGCTATTAAACCAGCTCCATTACCAAAAGGATCTGAACTAAGATCAATAGTGCTTGTTGATAGATCTCCACCAGCCGCCGTAGTACCATCCCAGTAACTGGAGGATGCCGTAAAACCTTGAAACTCAAAAGCTGGGGTTGGATTCACAGCGGTTTGAGCTGGGATTGCTGCTACTGCATCATCTGCGAGTTCTATTGCAGAAACTACACTTAAACGGTAAAAATCACTAGGATATGCAAAATAGTCGCTTGTTGTTACCCCTGAGGCGTTAGTAAAAGAGCCTGTTGCTATAGTTGCCTCATTTTCTAAAAAAGAAATCTTTTCTTCAACATTTCTCTTAGTATCAGAGTAATCTGAGTTGTTAGACAAAGATCTATTAACTCCAGAAAAATAGGATTCAAATATTTCAAGCTGGGCTTGTCTAGCATAGTCGTTAAACTCTCTAGGTGTTACATACCCGCGTTTTTCTTTGTTTAGTATTGTTAATACTGTTTTGTAAACATTGTCTATACTTACCATTTATATCGTTTATTTATTAGTTGGTTATGGTTAAACGAATAACCATAACCTAGTGTTTTTTACGAAAGCTTTTTAGTAATTGCTTTCATAATGGTCACCCCGTCATCTGTTTTTAAGAATCTAGCGAATGCCCCATAAGGATGTTCTTCAAATGGTACAGTTAATAACTTTTTACCACTTGATGCCCATTTGAATGTTGTATTATCATCAGTTAAAGAAACAATATTTGCCTCTACAGCTCTATTAGCTAAGTTACGAAGTTTTATATCTTCATCATTAGCTAGTTCAAGGAATAGTGCAGGGTTGTTTCTAGCAAATAGATAACAATCTCTTTTTATTTCTTTGGAAGACATTTTAGTAACTTCAGATCCTAATTCAGTTCTTAGTATAGCCTCTAAGTGCTCAATATCTAAATCTTGTACCAATTTCAATGCTTCTAATTCTAATTCTATAACATCAATATCGTCTACAGCTTCTTGCATTTGATCTACTTCTTCAAAAACATCTACTCTACCCGGATGGTATAAAGATAGTAATTGCTGTAATAGAGGATTATTTCTTGGAACAAATAAAGTCCCGTCTTGGAATATAACATGCTCAAGCTGTGCAAATGAATCTTGTTCATCTACAAATAATGATTTTTGATTTTTAGCGTATCTAATTTCTCTGTTTACGCCAGTCTTTTCATTAAAGTACAATATATTTGCACTTCTAATTTTATGTGTTAATGGTGATGCACCATTTCTTAAGATATAAGATCTATCTTTAATTTCCCAGTTTTTCATAATATAATTTAATAAGATAAAATAACCCCCGCCGAAGCGGAGGCTATATTAATTAATCTACTACTTCAATAAGAAGAAGTTGTTTGCTCCTTGTGTAATAAGAGCTCTTTCAGATAAAAAGTTAACTCGCATTTCGTCAACGTCAGAAGTGTAAGCACCACCAACAGATCCAGTTAACCAAGTTTTTAGTTTTCTATCATCAGTCTCAGAAGAACGGTAACGTACGTGTAAGAATGGACGCTTGATGTTTTTACCAAGGTCTTGATCATATACTGTAGACGTTCCTGCAGGAATTATAGCTCCTTCAACATCTCCGAAACCACCTCTTGTAGCATGATCGTTTAGGTATTTCCAGTCAGTTTTGTAGAAATCGTAAGATCCTCTACGGAAACCTGTGAAGCCTAAGTTGATTGCCATATCTTCTTCATTGTTGAATACCCCATAAGAAGTACCACCAGCTCCGTAAGAATTTTGAGCAGCTAAAGAATCATCAATTGCTAAAGAAAGATCTCTGTTAGAGTAGATCATGTTTTCTTCAATTGCACCATTCTTGTCTAATTGCTTAAGAACAACGTCGAATCCAGCTAATGTTGGAGTTCCACCACCCTTAAGGTCAGTAGCAAGATCAGTGTAAACATTCCCCCGTGTTTCAAGAGCAGCAAAGAAACCTTCAGACCCAGAATAGCCAGCGCCTAAAGTAGAAGCAGCCGCTTTTTTAACAGATTCAACCATAGACATCTCTAGGTAATCTTCAAATCTTTGACGAGTTTCGTGCTCAGACTTTAAGTACCATAAGTATCCTGATTTACCACCATCGCCTTCAACTTCAATCCATCCGATTTGAGCTGTGTCAGAACCGCTGATAGCGTAGTTGTCTTTTAAGATGATAGGTTTGTTAGTGTAAGAAGAGTAATCTGCATCAACAGATCCAGCCATACCAGCTGATCCTTTTGCAAATTCAGAACCGTAAACTAAAACAGTTGCTTTAGCATAAGATGCAGCTCCAGTAATAGCAGCCCAGTTAGCAGCGCTATAACATACAGCATCAAATTTTCCTGTATCACCTGCAGCAGCTATTCCTGCGCTTGTAACAACCCCTTTTGCAACAGGTCCTGTGTGAGCACCTCCAGAAGTTAATCCTTGAACCATAATAGTTTGTCCAATTCTAAGGTTTGGAGCAAGTGAAGCTGCATGAGCACCTCCATCAGGGTTAGCACTAAATGTTACTGTAAATTCATTAGCTGAAATTGTAACGTTGTCATAACGCGTGTGTAAACGCCCTTGTTCTACCCAACGAATTTCGTCAGAAGTAGATGGCATTTCAGCAGACACCATACGTAAGAAAGAAGAGATAGAACGGTTTCCGTAAATCTCAGCTTCTTTTTCGTATACGTCTGGTAAAAATTGCTTTGTAAAATCAAAGTCTGTAATGTAGTTGTTTTGGAATAATGATCCTTTCGTTGCCGAAGGCATTAAATTTTGAATTCCGCCTGTTAAAGCCATAGTTGTATTTTTTTAATTTGTTTTAAAACTTATTTCCTAAGTTTCATTTTTAATTTAGAACTAGAATCACCTGATACAACCTTAAATTTTTGACCTGCACTAGTCTTCACCACACCTTGTTGGCGTGGGTCCATATTGATATTTTTAGCTTCCTTAGCGGAATTGCGTAGAGCATCGGCACGGCCTTGCTCATAAAAATGTTCAGCAAGCTTATCTGCATTTCTAGCAGTGAATAAAGCTTTATGGTAACCAGTAGCGTCTTGCATTTCTCCATTATCATTTAAAAAAGGTTTTAGAAAATTGTTAAGATCAGATTGCTCTGTCTTGGTTGTTTCTTGATTACTAACTTTTAATCGGTATTTATTGTCCCCAACTTGGAAATCAAAACCTTTAAAATTAGAATTAAAAACTTCATCTGTCTTTTTTAAGAATGTTTTGGCAGCTTGCTCAGTTTGTTCTATTTCACTTTTATAGTTATTGTAATACTCTGTAGCTTCTTTGTACTCAACTGGAATATCTTGTTGCTTTCTCAACTTGAGGTCGGCATAATATTTCTGTTTATTGTTTTCTAGAAACCGCTTTGCATTAAATAATTCTTCTTTAAACGCTCTTTTCTTAGCGCGTACTTCTCTTGGTTCGTCAACGTCTTCATCAATAGCAAAGTTATCTTCAAGATATTCTTCTATTTCTGTAGTGTCCCAAGGTTTTGATTGTTTATAGTACTCCCTTAGCATGTCTCCTTCCTTCATGGAATCAACATCTTTATTAAGGTTAACGTAGTCTTCAACAGACCCCCCTGTTTCTTCCATAAACTTTACTAGTTTATCTACGTTTTCAGGTAAAGTCACTTGAGGTAATTGCTCTTCTTGTACTTCTTGTACCGTTTCAGTAACAGCTTCGAGTTCTTCAGACTCTATTTCCTCTGTAATTAATTCTAAAGGAGAATCTGAAACAAATTCATCAGTTTCAACAGTAGGTTTTTCTTCTATTACCTCTTCTACAGCACTTTCTTGTTGAGGCTCTGCTTCTGGTACAGGTTCGTTTAGATTTATTTTAGGAATTTCCTCTTCCTGTCCGGCTGACTCAGGTGTTATTGTTCCTTTTTCAACCGCTTGATCTAATACTGCTTGTTCCTCTTGTTGTGAAGATTTTTGTTCTGTATCTTCTACAACACCTTTAATTTTCCATTCACTCATAATTTAATAATATATAATAGTTAATAATAATTTATCTTGGATTAAATATACTTGTATCAAATCCACCACTTAAAACGTCATTACCCTTAGACTCAAAAGATTTTTTTGGAGTTGGGTTTGTAACTTGTTTAGTTATGTCTGTTTCTGTAATTTGTTCGTTATTCATTCTAGCTAAATCTTTCTTAGCGTCCAATTCCATTTTCTTAAGTTTAACATTTAAGTCAAACTCATATTGCATAAGCTCTTTCTTAGTTTGGGCTTCAACTTCCATCTTTTTAATATCAAAGTTAGATTGCGCCTCATTAAGTTGCATTTTAGATTGGGTTTTAATTTGTTCCCCTTGAGCTTTTGCCATCTCCGCAGCTTGAGCTGCTTTACCATTAGCTTCTGACTGAGCAGCTATATTAGCTTGGGCTCTCTCTTGATCTGAAACTTGCTTTTTATTTCTTCTGTATTTTAAAAGCTGATTAGCTAATTTTATATTTTTTATTTGTCTAATGTCAATTGCATCTTCTAAGAATATCTGATCTTTTGATAAAGCTATTTGGATATTATTTTCCACTAATTGCTTTTCATCTTCATCAGGATCTAGTTCTAAGAAAATTCCAAAATCGTGTATATGCAGGTTCTGAATTTCCTTCAACGCTCCAACACTAAACCTACCAATACTAGCGATCATTAAATCCCTTTGTGGATGATATTCTAAAACATCTTTTATTCTTATAGATATTGCTTCAGCTATTGTAGCTGTTATAAATAAAGAACTTTGTAATATATGTCTTGTTGCAGTGTTTGAATTGGCAGCAGCTAATTTTTGAACCCCAACTAAAGCGTATGGGTCTGGATCAGATCCATCTCGAGCTTCATTTAACCCAGTAACATCACGAATCATGTTAAGATAGTAGTTATAAGCTTGAATAAGCATCTGTGATTGTTGTCCTCCACCACCTGGTAATTCTTGTATAGGTACTTTACCACTATTCATCTCGCCATCCACAGTCATTGACCTACCAATAATAGAACCTGTTTGGAAGTATAAATTTAATGCTTCTTGAGGACTATAGTTAGTACCATTTCCTAAATCTATTTCAGATAAGCCATCTGCGTCAAGGTAGACACCTGATGGGGTCATTCTTTGTATTACTTGTTGTAATTTTAAATGGGTTAACTGAATTAAATCTGCATAAGTAACCATTCTGCTGACTAAGCTTTCAATACGACCTTTATATAATCTAGGTGCACTAACAACATAATCCATCATTACCTTATTAACATTTGAATCTGGTCTAACCATATTAGACGCTTTTTCCCACTTAAGTAGCTGTCCGCTACCTAACACCATAACACCTTCATATATTACTTCTCTAGCTTGAGCAACTTTTTCGAATCTATTTCTTTGATCCTTAGGCGGGTCGAAAGTATCATCTTTCTTAATAGCCTTGCTTGCGCCAGTTGAGGTTTCTTTTATTTTGTAAACACTATTTTCCCATGACTTCCAATTGAAGTACATAACAGATAGGGTATTAGAATCTTTTTCAGAGCTATTGTCAACCGTGTAATCTAAAGCATTATAATCACCAGATTTTGTTACAGCATCTTCAAACTCCTGTTCTGATAACCCAGGAAACTTTTTCTTTAGCTCATTCGCTTTTATTTGCTTAATTTCTCCAAAGTAATAAACATCTTCAAAGTTAGGATCATCTGTGTAAGAATATATCAAATTAGCTGGGTCAACATACTCAATAGCAATTCCATCAGTATTGTTAAAACCATGCTTTGCACAGGATATACCTAATACAGTTTGATCGTAGTCTAAGCGTTTTTTAGTTTCTTGATATTTATTACGTTTAAACACATTATCTATAGCTTGCTCCTGTGCTATTTCAATGCTCTGCTTATAGCCTATTTGCATGTACAACTCTAACTCTTCTGTAGTTTTAGGAGTTTCTTTAGATGTGTTGTTACGTATATCAATATTTAGTTCTGCTTTAACTTGATCTACATATGCTTTCGCAGATATATCTTCTTGTATACCTTCAACAAATTTTGTTCTTTCTTCTATAGATGTAGGATCTTGAGCAAAAGCTTTTATAGTAAAAAGTCTATCTTGCATACCGTTAACTACAATATCAACAAATTTAGGTATAATAGGCACAGGCTTCCAATCTAAGTTCAAATAAGACAAGTCTCCATTAACTGAAAATTCGTCTTTGTATTTTTGAATTGATTGCTCACCTCTAGCATAAAGCCTTAATTTGTGGAATTCCTTCTGGTTCTGTACAAAACGACCAGATCCAGAGTTTCTCTTGAACCATTCGTTTTGTATACCTCTCGCCACTTCCAGTCCGTATTCTTTACTCTTTTTTATAGAGTCCTTCACAGTCTGGCTGGGGAATTGGGTAGATACTTTAGCTTCTGCCATGTTATTTTAGTATTTTACTATTTGTTCCGTTATTACTATATTTTGAAAAGCCAAAATCAATCTTCTTAACTTCTCGTTTAGACTTAGATGCATACAAGTGTCTTTGGCAAGCCATTATAGCTAAACCTGAACTTATAGATGCATCAAACTTTGTTCTATTGTTTATATCAAACCCAGCCCAATCCTCAAGTGTTCTTTGAAAATACATTTTGCCATAGTTACCATCAGCCTTTAAGCCTACATGATCTTCTATGTAGCTTTCTATTGCTGCAGCGTGTGCTTGTTTTATATCCTCTGAAGAGTTAGGTATACCACCTAATTCTTTTTCAGTTACTGATAATTTGTTTTGAGATTTGTCAGGTCTATTCATGGAATATCCTCGGTAACCTCTTCTTTTAATATGATATAATAATCTTGGTTTGTTGTTTTCTGCTAATATTGGCATACCATAAAATATCATAGCCATAAGCACGTCTTCAAAAAATATTTCTGCAGTTTGTGGTCTTGCGACATATTCTAAAAAGAATTGACTCGAGGGAACCTCAGCGAGCATACTATATGCTGTCAACCCGTGTAGTGCCCCATTTGAACCACTACCATCGGTAGTACCACTAATGTCATAACTATCACAACCAAAAGCACCCATGTCTTTATTGCCAGGGTATTTTATTCCATTTTTAACAATAATATTATTTTGCATACCTACTGGAGGTATCCAAGATAGTCTAAATCTACCATTTTTATTTGGAGAGAATTGTACTTCAGAATCTTTAACTCCATTCTTCCAATTAAACGAACCGGTAGTTACATAACCCTCTTTGTTTAAGTCTTCGTTGAAATCAGTTTGCTCATATATCTTATTAAGATTAAATAAAGACTTTGCTATTTCATCTCTAAAAGCATGTTTCTCTGTTCTTGGGAACTGTCTGTAGTATTCATTTAATCCGTCGTTGTTATCTCTAAGTCCATCTGCTTCATTCTCCCAATGCTCGATAACTCCAGAATAGATAAGTTCCCCGTCGATTCCTTCAATTGGCTTTTCAGGATTATCGAAGACAGGAAGTCCATATTTATCAATGAATCCTTCGTAGTTCCATTCCATAGGTATGAACAAAGAATATAATCCACTAGCAGTCTGCCCATTGCGGTTTCGCTTGTTGACGTCTGAATCATAATATAGTTTTTTAAAATTCCCGCCACCTTTTTTAATTGCATTAGAGGTTGAACCCATCATGCATTTACCAACTATTCTTGCTCCGAGCCTGAGGCACGTCTTCGTAACACGCCAGTTGTTGAGGATGTTGTCCGGCCTCTCCCATTTGCCTGATTCGTCGTGGACGAGGAGTTTAAGTTTCTCTCCGTCGTATGAATTGTCGCCCGTGTTCTTCCAGTCGATCGTGGT